TACTTGCTCGGCATTGGCGTTCAGGGTTATACATACCAGAACGCGCAACAAGCCCGACAAGACCTTTACCTGTTCGGCGCAAAACAGTATTTGGACTGCATTGAACAAACTTTGTCAATGAATTCAATACTGCCAAGAAACCGTTACGTTGAATTTGATATTGAGGACTACCTCGCCGAAAACTCGTTAGCAGAAGTTCCTGTTGAGGATTCTGCTTCAATGCGCACACCTCAGGAGATGCCTTCATGATTCGACTCACCGCCGACCTTCCTACGCTTGATTTTGCAAAATCGGAAAGCGACGCACCAGCGAGCATTTCGGGCATTGCAGTTCCGTGGGCTCCAGTTACTGCAACCGTTTTAGGCGGTCAGCGTGTGGCGTTTGCTCGCGGTGCTTTTGATGTCAATCAGAAAGCCGCCAAACTTATTGAAGGGCATGACCTTTCTCAGTTACGCGGAACCGTCAACGCTCTTGCCGACATGGAGGAAGGTCTCGGTTTTACTGCGACTTTCGCCCGTACTCGCGCATCAGCAGACGCCGTTGAACTTGTCAAGGCTGGAGCATACGACTCGGTTTCCGTTGGAGCCGAAGTCATTGAATCGCACTACGACAAAACGCTTAAAGCAACAGTCGTGACTAAGGCTTCTTTAATCGAATTGTCTTTGGTCGCAGTCCCGGCATTTTCGGGTGCAGAAATTCGTGACATCGCCGCGCAAGCAGACGATGAAACCGAACCCGACGAAACAGAATCCCCAACAGAAACAAACCCACCAACACCATCCGAGGAGGATGAAATGTCAGAACCCACAAGTGTTGAAGCCGCTGTTGCGACTCAACCCATCTATGCAACCGCCAAGCGCGAATTCAAAATGCCGACTGCTGCTGAGTACATCAGTAAGTTTGTTCAGGGCGGATCTGAATTTGCAGAGTTCAATTCACGCCTTCAGGCCGCAGCTCCTGACGTGACTGCCGATCCGTCGTTGCTCGGTGTTTTGCCGACTCCGATTGTTCAGCCTCTCTACGATTCGCTGGACCCGATCCGTCCAGTCGTTTCGGCAATTGGCGCACGCTCGATGCCGTCAATGGGAGCCACTTTCCGTCGACCTGTGCTCACGGTGAGGCCAGTAGCGACAGTGCAAGGATCTGAGCTTGCTACCTTGGACCCTTCAACTGTCACCGTTGTCAACAACAATGTTGACAAAGTGACCGTCGGAACGTACTGCCTACTTTCCGAACAATCAATCGATTGGGCCGATCCCTCAAGCGTTGACATCGTGTTGCGCCAGTTGGCAATCGCATACGGTCAAGCAACCGACCTTCTCGCTTGCACCGAAATTACCAGCGGAACCGCACAGACCGAGTCTTGGGATTCGACTGACTCACAGGCAACTATCACAGGCATCTACGCCGCAGCGGCAACAATCAGCAGTGCAGGAAACTACTTGCCAACTCACGCTTTCGTTAGCCCTGACGTGTGGGCCCAACTTGGCAGCCTTTGTGATTCAACTGGCCGTCCGTTGTTCCCAACCTTGGCACCGATGAACGCCGCAGGCACTTCAAACGCAACCACATGGAATGGCAACCCGCTCGGCTTGTCATTGATCGTTGACAAGAACTTCACCACACCCGGTACGTTCATCATCGGTCACGCCGCAGGCGCAGCTGCTGGATTCGAGTTCTACGAACAGAACAAGGGCGCAGTTAGCGTTGAAGTTCCGTCGCAACTCGGACGCACCGTTGCATACCGTGGCTACGCCGCGACCTTCATGGCGAACGCCGATATGTTCGTCCAAATGGTTGACGCAGCCTGATTAAGTAAACGACTCGAAAGGAACTGGAACATGGCAACATTCACCGTCACACACGCGCAACGCGTAGATGGTATTGCCGTGTTCCAGACCTTAGAGAACACTGACATTACGATTGGTCAAACGATCGTTGTCGCAAATGTTGGAAACGGTTTTAACGGCACATTTATTGTGCAGGCCGTACCGACTTACTATTTCATCGGCGTCGGTATTCAAGGCGACTATGAATACGATTATGACGCAACGATTCTAAATCAGTTGTTAGTGATCAACGCAGGCGACAATGTCAACCGTGACACTGCTACCGGGACGATCACTTGGACGCAGTCATGCACTTGGCTATCCACGATTGCGCCCGTTGAGGAATTTCTTGGTATTGACGGCGCAACTGCTAACGACACCGCGTTTTTAACGACTTGTGTCGCAGCTGCTAACGCTTGGTGTTTTAAGCGTCGCGTTCAGGCTGGCTATCACGACAGTCTTACGACCGTCCCTGATGGTTCCGTACTGCTTGGAACGACGCTTTATGCGGCAGGGCTTTACCGTGAACGCGGGACCACTGGAGACAGTTACGCATCGTTTGGTGACATGAGCGGACCACCGCTAATGACCTTGGGTCGAGTTAACCAGTTGCTTGGCGTCAAACGCAGTCAGGTGGCTTAATGTGGCAGGCATTTTCACCGACGCGATCAACACGGTCGCCGCATCACTCACGGCCCTTGGACTCAAACCTGTCACCGATCCGCGCAACGCACGACCGCTCACAGTATTCATTGAGTTGCCGTCGTTTGAATCGTTTGGTGCAAACCCAACATCCAAAGTTTCCGACGTCACAATCACTATTCGAATCCTTGGTGCGCCACCCGGCAACCAAGACTCAACCGATTACATCCTCGGCATCGTTGACACAATTCTCGGTTCCGACATTGCAGTCATCTCGGGACAACCATCCATCGCAACAATCGGGTCGCAAGACCTCCCCTGTTACGACCTCACTATCAAACTTACAGCGACCCGCTAACTAACAAAGGAAAAACATCATGGCAATCGTTTACCAAGGCTCTGGACAACTCACCGTAGCCACCCATAACATCAGCCTCAACTGCTCGTCAATCACCCTTGAGGTCGGTTACGACAGTTTGGAATCCACCACGATGGGAGCCACTGGACACAAGTTCGTTTCGGGCCTCCAAACTGTGAGCCTCTCAGCAACGGTCTTGCTTGAGTACGGCGCGACCTCGGTTGAGTTTTACTTGAACGACCTTATTGGTGACGGTGATACCACTGTCATCGTTGCACCTGACACTGGCGTAGCCGCACCCGGAAACCCGATCTTTACGATTTCCAATTTAATGATTTCGTCATATATGCCGATCTCAAGCACCGTCGGCTCACTTGACACTATGACCCTTACAGGCACTGGTGGCACTTGGGTACGCGCAACAGCCTGATCTAACTAACACAACCAAAGGACCCCGACATGATTGGTATGACGTTACGAGTAGAGATGCTCGACGGAGAAACACACGAGGCACCGATCACATACGGTGTTGCGTGTCGCTGGGAGGATCATCATCCTCAACTCTCCGTTGGGCAGTTTCTAGAGGACATGAAGTTCAAGGCGTTGGCTTGGTTGGCATGGGATGCGGTCCGCACAAGTGGCGTGACCGTGGAACTGTTCCCCAAGTGGATTGAAAAAGTAGGGGACATTACGTTTGTCCCAAAAGAGAAAAGCAAGCAGGACGCGCAGTCAACTTAATTGCACAGTTAGCGATCCGTACAGGGATCAGCCCATTAGATTTGATGGACTGTCCTGCGTCGGTCGTTGATGAGATGGTTCGGTTGCTTGTTGAGGAAAACGAGAAAGCGAAACACAAAAGATGACAATTCAGGTGAAAGGTGTGGCTGAGACAATGCGCGAACTTGGCAAAATCAACCCTTCACTGAAACGCCAATTGAACAAAGACATTCGAGGCATTTTGAAGCCCATGTTGAATGAGATCAATCAGTCCATTCCGTCGTCGCCTCCGCTATCTGGAATGGCTCATAACGGTCGCACTGGCTGGCCCAACCGCAAGAACGCACTGATCAAAATTGACAGTCGGAAACCTCGCCGCGGATTGAATTCAATAGGGACCAAAGCCCCCGTGAACATTGTTCGCATAGTCACCAAGGGCGCACCTGTTGCGATTGTTGATATGGCAGGAAAATCAAATGGGACTAAGTCTCGCCGTGAAACCAAATACCAACGACCAAACTTTGGTCGGGCCTTACCGGGTGACCCTTCACGCTTCATGTGGAAAAACGCCGAAAAGACAATCGCAAGCGTAGAGCGCGAGATGAACGACACCATTAAGGCCGTCGTCTTTCGAGCCAACCAAGAATTGAGTAAGGTGCGTCTCTAATGGCAATCAACATTCCGATCGTTACAAGCCTTGAGGACAAAGGTATTAAGGCCGCCAAAGCCGCGTTTGCTAACTTCCAAACATCTGTTGCTAGTGCTGAAGGCGGTCTAGGCAAATTCAAAGCAGGCTCAAAATCTGTCATGGATTCAGTCGCCGCTAACGCTGGCACGTTTGCAATAGCTGGCGGAATTGCTTTTGCCAAGTTCGCTACCGACGGTGTTAAAGCGTTCCAAGATTTAGCGTTAGGTGCCGAAAAGTTTGCTACCTCAACAGGCTTATCTATTCAAGACGCCTCACGCTATATCGAAGCCGCTGGAGACATCGGTGTCCCCATTGACGCCGTTGAGGGTGCGATTGGTCGCCTCAACAAAACCATTGGCGCAGACCCTGACAAAGTTCGTGACCTCGGTGTTGACCTCGTATACCTCAAAGACGGTTCACTTGATGTCAACGCGACATTCCTTAAAACAATTGACCGAATTAAAGGCATTAAGGACCCAGCAGAGAAAGCCAAGGTTGCAGCGCAACTGCTCGGTAAGGGCTGGCAGTCCATGTCCACCCTGATTGAGATGGGTGCCGACGATCTCAAGAAATCGTTAGACGGTGTATCAGACGCCAAAGTTATTAACCCTGAGGAATTGGCTAGGGCTAAAGAACTTCGCGACATTATGGACACCCTTAAAGACAAGGTTGAGGACCTGTCACTTTCTATTGGCGAGTCTTTAGTCCCTGCTTTAGGTGGTTTAGGCGAAGTAATTGACGCTGGTATGGACGTTCGTAATGTGTTCAAGAAAATACCGGGCGCGACTTGGATGTCCGAAAACTTGACACCGCTTGCCCTCACCAAAACGGCTTTAGGTGGTGTTAAGGACGCTGCGGGTTTTGTGTTTGATTTGTTCAAAGACGAAAAAGAAGTGATCCCAGTATTTGCTGAGGACATGAAGTTGGCTCGAGACGACGCCGACTTGATGAAGGAAGCGATCAAGCAAGCGCGCAACCCGATGAACGATTTTGCGACCGCTACGAGAGAAGCAACCGTGGCTCTTGTTAACGCGGATACCGCATGGAAAAACTTGACAACATCGCTTGACCAAGAGGTTGCGCTTGATGACGCCAAAACCAAACTTGGCGAGTTAGAAGCCGCGGCCGCTAAAGCGTTTGGCACTGGGGCTCAAGCCGACATTGACGACTATGAAGCAAAACTTGCTACCTATGCAGGCGTTCTTGCTGGTATCTCGGGAACGATGGACGGCATTTCGTCTAAAGAGATTTTGTTTAAGTTTCGTACTGAGGGTCCAGCAGCTGCGCAGGCGTATGCTCGTTATCTTTCTCGAGGTGCCGAGTACGGCGGGCTGAGTGAATTTGATGCGCTGACTCTTGCTGGCATTTCGGGCGCAAGGGCAAACGGTGGTTCGGTCATGGGCGGTAGTTCCTACCTTGTGGGCGAGCGCGGAGCAGAGATCTTTACGCCTACCACGTCTGGAAACATCACCCCAAATGGCGCGATCGGTAGCAACACGATAACTGTCAATGTGAATGGTGGCGACCCGAACGCAATCGTCAGAGCCCTCCAGCAGTATGTGCGTCAGGTCGGGCCAGTCCCCGTTAACACAAGAGCAATGTAATGGCAAAGCTTGTTTGGGCTCTAAAAAACGAAACGACAGTAACGACTTTTACTGACATCGTTTTAGGTTTTGATGTGATGGTTGGCCGCCAAAACTATTTAGACAACTACGACGGTCAAATTTTGTCTATCCAAATTGTTAACGATTCCAACCAAGTCACTGGTTTCACTTTGAACGACGAAATCAGTTTGAAAACAGGTTTATTTAACCAAACGTTTTGGGTGCAGGGCGTATCGTTTCAGGATTATCCCGGCAACACAGGTTTGTCTACAGCGACCATTCAGTGTTCGGATTGGCTGAATCGCGCTGGTCGAGTGCAGGCAAATAGTCTTTCGTTACCGCTTGACTTTTCGGGTAAACAACTTGACTATTTTGAATCGGCGTCTGGTGGGCCGTTACCTAGTTCAATGACTGTGGTCCCGTTTGCTGGTAACGGTGACAGCACTTGCAGCAACGCAACCTTTACGGGCAGTGTCGCAAGTCGAGTCCAGTTAAACATGACAACCGAAAAAGGGTTGATGTTTTATAACGGGTCAGTCTTACAACCAATGGCTAGGTCATCGGTTGACAATTGGACTGCAGCGTATTCGTTTTCTTATGACACGCCCGCTTCAAATATCGCATACCAGACTTTTGAACGTATCCAAAACGGTCTTAATCTAATGAATTTTGTGCAGGTCAGCCCGACAGGGTTAACGACACAAACAGCACAAAACGCAACTTCAATATCTGCTTACGGGCAGAACGGTTATTCATTGTCGTCGGTTGACTGGTCAAACAGTCAAGGTCTTAACCTTGCGTCATGGCTTGCCAACACTCAATCCGATCCGACCGACTTGAGGTATGTGGTCGGGTTCTCTGACGTTTCGCAGGACACCACAAAACTAGGGCAGTTTGTTGCAAGCATTTCAGGATCTTTTGGTTATCTGCGAACTACAAATATCACTTATCAGATACAAAAAAAGACTGGTAGCCCGGTATCACCGCAGACTGAAGCGGTAGTGATTGAAGGCGTGCAGATAACGGCGACCCCTAGCGAAACATTGTTTCAAGTCTTTTTTAGTCCGTTGACTGTTTACCAGTTCTTTATTCTTAACTCGACTACTTTAGGTCTTTTGGGTGGGACGGGCATTACTTACGATCAGCCTGAAATCACTTATGAGGAGACAAATTATGTTTACAATGATTCAAGTGCCGACGATACGGCCTCTAGGTTAGGTTGGTAACACATGGCTAGTACTTACCCCACAGCGATTGACGCTTTCACTAATCC